GCTATCGAGCATCTGCTGCTTGCGGGCGAGCATCAGGTTGCCGCTCTGATCGACGGCCAGCATCAGCCCCATGCGATCGATGGGATCGCCCAGGATGCTGCCCATCCGCAGGTGCCAGGGGTAGGGGCGGCGTCTCGATGACTGGAGGGGCAAGCTAGATCCCGATGATGCGGCTGATGAAGGTCATGTCCACGGCGTCCAGGGCGGTGTCCAGATCGGCGATGGCGCTCTTGATGGTCGCCTCCTGATCGGCTGAGAAGTAATACGGCGGCCCCTTGAGGTCGGTCACGGCAAGCCAGGCGGCATCCTGATTTATGGTGATCTTGGAGGCCGAGAAGCCTCTGAGGTGGGTGCCGATCAGCCCGTTGACCTCGTCAGCGTTCCTGGGCTGGGTGCCGATGGTGGTCGGCGGGGGCGGCGGTTCGACAGGAATGGTCATGCAGCATTCTCCAGTGCAGCGAGTCTTGCTTCGGTACGCACGATGTACTGCTTGAGGGCCTCGAAGGTGACCGCTGAGATGCGGTCGTAGTCCAGCGCCAGCACGTCGCCCAACTCGTCCAAGGCGACCACCTCCGGCAGCACCGGCAGCCAGTCATCGGCAACGAAGCCCAGGCTCGCTTTGCCCGTGTCGCGCTCGGTGTAACGCACCGCATGCACACGGGGATCGGTGACAAGGCTGAGCGGGTCGCTCAGTAGCTGGATGTCGGTCTTGGCCTTGCGTGCCGACTGGACGCTGAACACTGAGGCGTAGACCGGCATGTACGTGCCAGAGTTGTTCTGCGAATAGATGGCACTTGCACGCGTAAACACCGCACCGCCGGTAGCAAAGAACAACAGATTGGTTCCGTCACTGGTAACTGTCGTAGTGGCGTTGACGAGATACACGTTGCCGGCAGTGACCGTGAGGTTGTTCGCCAGAGTCAGCGCGCCCGCTGTGGTGAGCGAGGCGAGTACCGTCCCGCTCATGCCGTTCAGTCGGAACGCAAACGTAGCCGGCATACACACGGTGAACTCGGAGGGGTTGATGCCCAGGCCGAAGAAGGTGCCGCCACCGTTGTCGTAGAAGCTGATCTTCGCTCCCGTCGCGGCGTAAAACGCGATGCCCGCGCCGGCGCTGTTGGTGGGCAGCGTGCCGGAGCCGCCGATCAGCAGGGCGCTGGAGTTCTGCGCGGCGTAGATGCCGACGTTGTTGGTAGTGGCTCCAGACTGAGCCGAGACGTACGCACCATACGCAGTCGTAACAGCCGAAGATCCCTGGGGGCCAACGTAGAGGCCATAGCTCGTGGTGATGCTTGTACCAGCGCCCACCACCGGCCCCTGTGCGAAAAGCGCCGCCACTTGACCGATGGTGAACGTCACCGCCGGCGTCTGCACCTGGGCAATAACCGCCAGTGCCTGGCTGGTTGCCGCCGACGTGGGAGTGAAGATGGTTTGTATCCCGTACTGAGCGACACCAGACGTACCGCCTGAGACGGTCAGCAGCGCCCAGGAGGACGGCGCGGCACCGATGCCCACGTTGCCCTGAAGCTGACTGGTGCCACCGTTGTACAGACCGATGTTGGTGGTGCCGTTTGACGGGGCCTGGATGTAGATGCCGTAGTTCGCGGCGACCGAATTCGGGCCGTCCACGCGCAGGCCATACACGGTGCCGCTGGTCACCAGCCCCTGCGACTCGACATAGATCCCGTACAGGTTGTTGGCCGCGCCGCTGCCGCTCTTGCTAAAGGGCAGCACGCGGATACCGATCACGTTGTTGACGGGCTTGTCCAGGCCGCAGAAGAAGCGCAGGGCGATGAGTTCGCCGCCGCTGGTCAGGTTCGGCCCCGGCCAGGCGTCCAGCTTCAGGTACCAGTTGTTGCCGGAGTCGGACATGTACTGGCCGCTGCTCTGTGTCCAGTTGATGACGGCTCGTGAATCGGCACCGCCTCCGACACCCACCGCTCCGTTGTGCTGCGTTACGCCGCCGACAGTCAGGTTGCGCCCCAGGAACAGATCACGAGGGCGGGTGGTTCCGCTCTGGCCGATGTCGTAGGTATTGTCGGCCGGAGCGACGAAGTGTCCGCTGGCGTTGATGCGCCACCTCGACAGGCCATTGGTCGAGAAGCCAATCGAGTCGGACCCGTCGCGGAACAGGCCCGTGGTCTGCGAGTTGACGAAGCTGTAGCTGGGCGCATTGAACGCCCCGTCGGGGGCCAGCAGCGGCCACGTCACGCCACCGCCGGGCGTGATCCATTGCAGGTTGTAGTTGGTCGCGTCGATCTTGCTCAGCACCTGCCCCGCCGCCCCGCCGGTGGGCACAGCACCAGAGCCAGTCAGCGCACCACCAGTGACGTTGACACCGGCTTGAGCGGTGACCGCACCGACCAATGTCGTAGTACCGGCGTTGTACAGGCCGATGTTGGTGGTGGTGGCGTTGGCCTGGGCATTGATGTAGATCCCGTATGCGTTAGTGACGGCGGCCTTGCCCTGGTTAGCGACATTGAGGCCGTACAGGTTGGTAATCGTGGCACCCGCGCCTGTGCCCCACGCCAAAAGCTGGATACCGTACGCATTCGTGGAGGCCCGACCTGCGGCGAGGCCGGCACTCACCGAAATCGCCGCCGGGCCAGATAGGTTGAACGTGCGGTTGATAAGGACGCCGTAGCTCACGCTGGACGACACCGCACCCGTGATGGAGACGTTGTCGTTGAAATAGGCGTCGGCACCTACGGCGCAGTACAGGCCGCGACCCCCGGATGTCTGGGCCGAGATGTACAGCGCGTAGGCGAAATTATTTTGGGAAGACGGGTAGTTGAAGTCGCCCAGGTACACGCCGTACACGTTGCCCATCGACATCGACGGCCCCAGTGTGGGCGTCGGGATGTACAGCGCGTAGACGTTCGGCGTGGTATAGGCGGCGTCCTGCGTCGAAAGCCGAACCGTCAGGCCTGCGCCACTGGTGAGCGCTGTCGAAGGCACCGTGTGCGCCAGGACTGGGCCGCTGGTGACCCCGCCGCCAGAATACAGGCCAGTGCTGGGAGCGTTGCTGAAGCTGTAGCTCGGCGCTGCCGACGTGCCGTCGGGGGCCAGCAGCGGCCACGTCAGCCCGCCGCCCGACGGCGTACCCCACGCGAAGTCGTAGTTGGCGTTCGAGTTCTTGATCAGGTGCTGGCCGGTGGTGCCGCCGGTGGGCACCCCCACGCCGATCGGCCCCTGCGAACCAGTGGCCCCTGGTGGCCCCTGAGCGCCTGGCGAGCCGTTGATACCCGCCGGTCCCTGCGGCCCAGTTGCGCCAGTAGCCCCGGCCGGACCCATCGGCCCGGCGATCCCTGGGGCGCCATTGTTACCGGGAGGTCCCTGTGGCCCCATCGGTCCGGGTGGTCCTGCTGGGCCGGGTGGACCCTGCGCCCAGGTCGGCGGCAGTGGCTCGCCGCTGACCGGGTTGTAGTTGACCCGCGTCATAGCAGCACGCCACCCGCCAGCGGCTGGCCGACCACCTCGGAGAAGCCCACGCGCCTGGACGGTGCTGGCCCCCAGATCAGGCTCTGGCGTGTGAACTCCCTGGCGGCCATCTCCTGGGTCGCCTGCAAGTTGCCGGCGGCTGCGGCGAACATGTGCGCCGGGAAGTTGTGCCAGGCCTCGATGTGGCCAGCGCTCGCGGCGTAGTCGAGGTCCACGTCAAGCTGATCGGTGTCCTGGGTCGGACCCGTACTGTCGGCGCCGTTGACCCAGGACCAGGCCGGGCGCATGACAGTGACCCACACGTTGGCTGGCGCGTAGCTGCCGCTGGTGTTACGCAACATGACGTGGCCGCTCTGGGTGGTCGCCTCGAAGGGCGCATCAGCCAGCGGCTTATACCAGCCGTACTGCACCCTGGTGACCTGATTGGGGCTGGTGATCCACGGCGCCTGGGCGGTCAGGTCGATGTCGCCGTACGCGCTCGTCAGCAGGCCCTGGATGGTGTCCTCAAGGAAGCAGCGCCGCAGCCCGGCCAGCACCGAGACGCGCAGCTCCTGCTCGGGGTGCAGGTGGGTGAAGTCCGCCAGCTCGTTGGGCTGCATGGGGGTGTACCAGTTGCGATCGATGACCACGCGACCCGCCGAGGCATCGAAGCTCTGCACCATGCGCGTGCGGTCCTGGGCGTTGTAGGTCGCCGGTGTGCCGTCGGCCTTCACCCCCCGCCGCAGCAGCCACAGGTTCTCAGGCCCGCCGAGGACGGCCGAGGATCTGAGCGTGGGCATGTACGCCGAGGTCGCGGTCGAAGTCGTCGGCACCTGAGAATCCTGGGCAGCCTGAAAGAAGGGGCCGGTCCTGCGGGCCACCTCCTGGGCAAGCTGCGCGAGCGTGATCATGCCGTCCTGAAGGTCGCAGGTGCGCTATTGCTCACGTACGTGCCGACGGTGACCGAGACGCTGTAGTAGTAGAGCGTGCCAGTCGTCAGGGCCGTCAGGTTGGCTACAACCGCACCGCTGCCCGAGGTCGGCGTGGCGTTCTGGGTCGAACCAAGTGCGGTGGTGGTGCCGTAATTCACCTTCATTGCCGTACACGCCTGATCGACTACCCAGTTGACCGTCGCCGTGGTGGTGGCGATCGGCGCGACGTAGATACCCCGGATACCGGCGCCCTGGTACGCAGCCTTGCCGTCGTTGATCAGCCGCGCAACGAACGCCTCATCGGTAATGTTGGCCGAGTGGCCCGCTCCGTAGACCGTCGTACCGGTGACGGAGTCCACCGAGGGCGCGACGAACACGATGTTGCTCATGTCTGCACGATCTCGGCGGGCGCACTGAAGAGCGCCGGTGGTGGTGGGCCGTCGAGTAGCTCGGCCTTGCCTTCCAGCAACAGGCTCTTGATGTACTCGTAGTCGGCCTCGACGTAGTCCGTCTCGTGCCCAGGCCCGTAGGTGGTCGCCGGGTGATCGGGGCGCGGATCGGTGGCCGGCGCCAGGAAACGGATGCGCGGCATCAGCCCTTGCTCCGGCTACTCGGCTTGGTGCTGGTGGTGTCTTCTCGGGCGGTGCGCTCGGAATAGTGGCCTTCTGGCTGGGGGGCTTGCTCGGCCGCCAGGTCGGCCACCTTGCCGTCGGCGCGCCAGTCGGCGAAAACCTCGTCGTCCACGTCCACCTCGGTGCCGACTGCGAAGTTCTCGCCCGTCTTGGGGTGGGTCAGCGGCACGAGCGTGCGTACCTTGGGCATTATTTCTTGCCTTTCCGCTTGGGCAGCTTGCTCTCGTCCACGCCCTTGAGCTTCTTGCGCGCCTCGTCAGCGGAAAAGCCAGGCACGTTCCCGCCGGCCGCGTAGCCGAAGAAACGCGCCTGCGCTTTGCTGACAGGCTTCTTGTAGGGTCGGCCGCCAGGCATGGCTACGCCGGGACGGGTGGCGTCGGAGGTTCTGGCTCCGGCTCGGGTTCTGGCTCAGGGGCTGGCTCGGGGGGTTTGGGATCTTCGCGCATGCTCTAGCCCTCGCCGCCGGTGCTGGCCTTTTGCTGGATGACGAAGAAGGGATAGCGGTTGGCCTTGGTGGATTGCTGGCGGTTGATCGGGTTGGGGATGGCCCAGGCGAAGCGAGCCGTCACGCGCAACGCGACCATGTCCTGCTGCATCAGGTTGTACTGAATGACTGGCGGGCTGCCGTTGTCGGTGATCACGCCCGTGTCGAACATCTCCATGCTGATGTCATCTCGGACCGCCAGCATGCTCTGGTCCCACTGGCCGCCAATCATCGAGTAGCCGCTGGCGCCCGTGTTGAAGCTCGAAAGGCCGGCGTTCGAGAAGATGATCGGCTCGCCGAAGAGCGACCCCGTGTTGATGGCGGCGTTGGGCGTGGAGTTGTCGCCGATGAACAGCATGCCCTTGGTCGTATCGCGCATGCCGCGTAGCTTGGCCTTGACCTGGCGGCGCGCCCAGAAGCCCGTCACGTCGAAGCCGTCGGCCTCCACGGTGGCCATGCCGTTGTTCACATCATCGAGGTAGTCCACGGTGGACGTGCCCGCGATCACGAGGTTGCCGGCTGAGTTGGCGCCGGTGACGATGGCGGGCGGGAAGGTGGTCGGGGCATTGGTGCCGAAGAAGATCGCGTCGTCCAGGGCGACCCCGAAGGCCTCGGTGATCTTGGGCTTGGTCTGCGACCAGAAGTCGTAGTCCATGTCTTCGAGCAGGTTCTTGGCGATCGGCACGATGACGGCCATCTCTTCAGCGTTGAG